AAATCAAAAAGAAGATATCAAAGTTATTTTGCAATTCTAAGAAGTCATGCCCCAAGAAACAAATCTCAACGTATCACCTTATTTTGATGACTTTGATCGTGCAGATAATTATTACAAAGTTCTTTTTAAACCTGGATACCCAATTCAGGCAAGAGAGTTAACAACTTCTCAATCATTATTACAAAACCAAGTTGAGCAGTTTGGCAATCACGTATTTAAAGAAGGTGCTAAAGTTCTTGGTGGCAATTTAAGTTACAATGATAATTTAACTGGTGTTATTGTAGAAAATAGTTATCTTGGTGTTAATGTTGATGATTACTTGCAATATCTTCCTCCAGTCGATTCAAGTGGAAATGCAATAATTATAAGAGGTGCAACTAGTGGAATTAGAGCTAGACTGGAATATAGCATTTCATCAAAATCTTCTGTAATACAAAGATCTACAATTTATGTAACTTATTTAACTTCAGACACATCTACAGGAACAAGAAGTACTTTTTTTGATGGTGAAGTTTTAGAAGTAGAAAATCCACCAACAACAATATATGAACCAGAAGCACCTGGACCTTCAATTCAACCCGGACAAGGAATCGCAATAACTAAAAGTGAAAATTGCAATATAATATCATCTGCAATTTACTTAGAAAATGGTGTATATTTTGCTAGAGGATATTTTATTGATGTGCCACAAGACTTTATGTTGCTTGATCAGTACAACAATGTATCAAACTACAAAGTTGGATTTAGGGTTATTGAAAGTTTTGTAAATGCTTATGAAGATCCTTCATTGTATGATAATGCAAAAGGATTTACAAATTATGGAGCTCCTGGTGCAGATAGATTAAAAATTCAATTAGTACTAGATAAAATTCCAATTGATCGTCCAGTAGACACTAATTTTATCGTTCTTAAAGAAATTGTAAATGGACAAGATATAACAACAAGAACGTCATCAGAATATAATTTACTAGAACAAGAATTTGCTAAAAGAACTTATGACGAATCTGGAGATTATTACGTAAAATCTCCGATAGTATCTGCAAAGGAAACCTTAAATGATCTTCTCTCAAATAATGGAATTTTTAACTCAAATCAATTAACTTACAATAATAACGTTCCAAGTGAAGAACTGGGAACGTATGCTATATCGCCATTAAAAGCATATGTTCAGGGATTTGGTGTTGAAACAATTAGTACATTATACTTAGACTTTCCAAAACCAAGAACAACAAAACTATTAAGTGGGCAAAGTATTAACTATATCACTGGACCAACATATACTCTAAACAGAGTGTATGGATCTCCAATTGTTGGATTAGCAACAAATTATACAGTTAGTTTGAGAAATAGTAGAGTAGGTACTTCGCAAACATCTCAAGTTGGCAAAGAAATTGGAATTGCTAGAGTTTTTGATTTTGCATTAGAATCTGGTTCTTATAACACATCAAATGCAAATCTAAATCAATGGGATATTTCTTTATATGATGTTCAAACTTATACGGAAATATCTTTAAATCAACCAATTACGTTAACAACACCAATTCATATTAAAGGAAAGTCAAGTGGTGCTATTGGTTATTTGAGATTCGATGCATCTAACTCAGGAATCTTAACTGCATACAACACAAAAGGGAAGTTTTCAATTGGAGAAAAACTAATCTTTGATGGTGTTGAAAATAGCAGAATTTCTGTTGCAGTAACTAGTTTCTCTACAAATGATGCAAAATCCTTATATGGTATTGTTGGATCTGCTTACACATTTACTGCAGATACAATTCAAAAGGTTAATTTTAATGTTGGAACTGTCAATATAACAGGAATAAACACAGTTACTGGAATTAGCACTGTAAGATCTACTAATACTACTTTTACAGGAATAGCAACTGTTGGAAATCTAGTATCATTTACTAATCCCGGAAACACTGTTATTAATTTTGCAAAAATTGAAACAGTATCTCAAAACTCACTTACTATATCTGGAGTTACCACCGTATCTGGAATTTGTGAAGGGGCATTGCCAACATCCAGTATTAATCCAACAGATTTTGCTTTATTATCATCAAGTCTTCAATCATCTGAAGATAATACTCTTTATACAAGACTACCAAATAGTTTTGTTTCTTCAGTTGATCTTACAGATTCAAATCTCACTATTAAAAAACAGTTTGATATTACAATCACATCAAATTCAACTGGAACAATTACTGCTGGTGCTGATCAGACTTTCTTACCTTTCGACGAAGAAAGGTATGTTTTAATTAGAGAAAATGGTACAACAGAAGATTTAAACTCTAGTAAATTTGTTTTCACTTCCGGATCTAGAGAACTTACTATTAATGGTCTTTCTGGTAATGGTCCAGCAAAACTGATTGCAACTCTAAGAAAAATTAATGTAAAGTCAAAAGTCAAAACTCGTAATAGAGTAAAAACAATTATTGTAGATAAATCAAAATATGTAGGATCTGGTATTGGATCAACTACACTGAATAATGGACTTACCTATGGAAAATATCCATATGGAACTAAAGTGGAAGACGAAGAAATTTGTTTACTTTATTCTGATGTAACTAAATTATATGGAGTATTTGAATCGAATGACAATAATGATCCAGAACTTCCTAGTCTTATTTTCTCAACATTAAGTGGACCAACAAATAAAACTGGAGACTTATTATTTGGTGAAAAGATAATAGGATCTACTAGTAAAGCAGTTGCAATTTACTGTGAAAAAATAAATGATTTGAAAGCAGGAATAATTTATTTAAACAACTCATCGTTTATTATTGGAGAAACGGTATCTTTTGAAGAATCTGGAATTCGAGGAACGATTTCATCAATTGATCGTGGAGATTCAAATATAACCTCAAACTTCACATTCAATCCATCCCAAAATGAAACTATATACGACTATTCTAGGATAACTAGAAAGCAAGAATCAAAAGAACCAACCAAAAAGATAAAAGTAGTTTTTGAATATGCAAGTTTCTTAAATTCTGATAATGGAGACATTACCACAGCAAATTCTTATGATCAATTTGATTATTGTGATATTGGAACTATTAATGGAGTAAGACTAACTGATATTATTGATATTAGGCAAAAAGTTTCTCCATATACGGTCACTGAAGGATCCAGATCACCATTTGAGTTTCTTTCGAGATCTTTTGATGCTGTTGGAAATTCTGCAGCAAATGTTTTAGCTTCAGATGAATCGATATTACTAGATTATAATTTTTATCTACCAAGAATTGATAAAGTTTATTTGAATAAAAATGCAACATTCCAGTTAGCACTAGGAGAACCATCAGAAAATCCAAATCCTCCAGTTCAGATTCAAGATGCTCTAGAAATAGCAACTGCTGTTCTTCCCCCATACCTTTGCAATGTTAATGATATAAGTATTTCTCTTGCAGAGCATAAGAGATATAGAATGAGTGATATTAAGGGTCTTGAAAATAGAATCAAAAATCTTGAGTATTATACTGCTCTCACTTTACTTGAAGTTGATGCAAATAGTTTACAAATTAAAGATGCAAATGGATTGGATAGATTTAAATCTGGAATTTTTGTTGATGATTTTAGCACTACACTTTCCCAAAAGAAAGTAACAGTTGTAAAAAATAGTATAGATATTCAAAATTCAGAATTAAGACCAACACATTATACAACACAGTTAGATTTACTTATTGGATCCAGATCTCTCATTGGAATTGGAACAACTGCAAATCCAAATGTTGACTTGAGATATATAACTGATCTTGATGGTAATGGAATTAGAAAAACTGGCCAATTAATTTCACTTGACTATCAAGAAGTTATTGAAATTAATCAGATTTATTCTACAAGAGTTCAAAATGTAACTCCATATGCTTTAAATTATTTTCCAGGAACTATGGAGTTATTCCCATCATCTGATGTTTGGGTTCAACAAAATAGATTAAAAGATAATATTATTATAGTTCAAGGAAATTATATTGAAACATCTTTCCAACTAGAAAAGCAAGGATTTGATCGACAAACTGGTTTCGGTCCCGTTACGTGGAATTCTTGGTCAACTGTTTGGAGTGGAGAAACTTCCAAAGAATATACTAAACAAACAACTTCAGGTTATCTTGTTTATGAGGATACAATTAAGGCAATAACTAAAACCGGAACTAAATCTAGAACTGGTTCTAGACAAATTCTTAAGGAACAATTTGATAATCAGTCATTTGGTGATCAAGTTTTAAGTAGTATTGTTATTCCTTACATGAGATCCAGGAATATTGAATTTACAGCAAAGAGATTAAAACCACTCACAAGAGTTTATCCATTCTTTGATGGTGTTGCAATGGCAGACTATGTAATTCCAAAACTTCTTGAAGTTTCAATGATTACTGGAACATTTGTAGTTGGAGAAACTATTAATATAATTGACTTATCAACATCAAATTCATCATTGAGCATTATTGGAAAGTTTAGAGTTTCTAAGCAAAATCATAAATATGGTCCATATGATGCACCATTGGAAGTCTACACAAATAATCCATACAATTCCTCCGTTACAATTTCAGACACATATTCAGCATCTTCAACATTGTTGAATGTTGATACTTATAGTTTGGCAAATACTCCTCAGGGAGCATTTTATGGATATCTAAAGAAAGGATGTAAACTCATAGGGGCAACCAGTGGAGCTGAGGCAACTTTAACTGATATTAGATTAGTTACCGATTCGTCAGGAACTCTAATTGGTTGTTTACATGTAACTCCGGGAGTTGCGGAAGTATTAAATGGTTATGGACCCAAGTTTGAAACTGGAATAAAACTACTTAGATTGACAAGTAGTTCAATTAACTCTCAAATTATTGGTTCTTATACAACCTCTGCAGAGGAAAAATTCTATGCAGAAGGTAAAATTAACACAGTTCAGGAAAATATTATTTCTGTAAGAAATTCTAGAATAGAAACTCAAAGCACTTTTGAAAGTGAATCTATAAGTGAAACTAGTGAAAGTGTAGTTGGAACTAAACTAATTGCTAATAATACTCCAGTTTACTATGGAGGTGGAGGTGGTGGTGGAGGTGAATTAATTTATCGTGGTCAGGAAAATAATGGTTCCACTGCAATTTATGCTCCAGGATATCAAACTGCTATTGGTATGGCAGAAATTAATAGAGCACAAGATGCTGGATATAGTCAAGCTTCAATCATATCATGGATTCAAAATGCGCAAATTGTTGGATCGGCAGCCAATAATTGGGCAATGGCAACTTCGTCAGCATATGTTAGAGATGGTGGGACAAGAGGAGTTGTTGCCGGACCGCCACCACCAGCAGCACGTCCTGCACCACCCCCAGCTCCACCACCACCACCACCTTCCAGTGGTGGACGTGGTAGAAGTGATGTTCATTTAAAGAGGAATATCCAATCTATCGACAATCCACTAAATAGGTTGTTAAATGTAAAAATTTGATAATGTTAGATAAATTATTGAAAGTTTCTGGAAAAAAGTATGAATGGAATGAAAAAATGACCGAATTGACTGGAATTGAAGGAACTCATTATGGAGTAATTGCTCAGGAAGTTCAAAAAGAATTTCCTGAGATGGTCTCAAGAGGAAGTGATGGATATTTGACTGTTGATTATGTTCAACTTATACCAGTAATTATTGAAGCCATTCGAGACTTAAAAAATGAAGTTGACAGTCTAAAAAACAAATAAATATAGTATCTAGAAGTATAAGTCAACAAATAAAAAAATGAGAATTATAGATCCATTAGCCCAATCATTTTATGTTGAACCTGAAAGTGGAATTTATGTTACTTCAGTTGATTTATTTTTCTACAGCAAGGATGATATTCTTCCAATAACTATTCAATTGAGGCCCATGCAACTTGGGATCCCAACTCAAGAGGTTTATCCTTTTAGTGAAGTAGTATTGGATCCTAAAGATGTTCAAATATCTGATAGTTCGGCAGTTCCGACAAGAATAACTTTTAATTCACCAGTTTATCTTTCTGGTGGAAAATTTCATTCATTAGTATTATTGACAAATTCAAACAATTATAATGTTTGGATTTCTAGATTGGGTGAGTTTGATGTTCAAACTGCCAAATCTCCAGAGTCTCAGCAAGTATTAGTTTCCAAGCAACCATTGTCTGGTGGATTATTCAAATCACAAAACGCAGATACTTGGACAGAAGACGGTTATGAGGATCTAAAGTTTAATCTATACAGAGCAGAATTCACTCAAAATTTTGGATCTGTTAATTTTTACAATTCGGAGTTGGGTGTTGGAAATGATCAAATTCCAACACTTCTTTCAAATTCTCTTGAAATGACTTCTAAGACGATAAGAGTTGGTCTTGGAACAACAGTTCAAGATTCTGGACTAAGATTTGGAAATACTATTATCCAATTGGGTTCAAATGCAACTGGAAATTATGTTGGTGCTGCAGGATCAGCAACAGGAACCTTAAGTATCACAAATTCTGGTATTGGATATACTCCATCTTCAGGTCAATTAACATATACCGGAGTAGCATTAACAAGTGTTACTGGAAATGGACGAGATGGTACTGCAAATATAACAATCAATAATGGAGTGGCTATTGCTGCTACCATCAATTCTGGTGGATATGGATATTCTGAAGGAGATGTTCTTTCAGTAACTCAGATAGGATCTCAAACTTTAGGAAGAAATCTTAGATTGTCACTTGTTGGTATTGCAGGAACCAATGAAATTGTAATCAACAATGTTCAGGGAGATTTTCAAACCGGTGCAGGAAAAACTATTCAATACGTTAATAGTTCCGGAATTACAACGAGTTTAAATGCCTCAATTGGTGGTGGAGTTTTAATTCCCGCAGATGGAATTAGAACTATTAGTGATGGATTGCATATTAAGGTAAATCACAAGAATCATGGTATGCACGCTCTTGAAAATAGTGTGATAATAAGCAATGTTAGAAGTGATATTAAAGAAGTAACATTAACATCGGACTATTCTAAAACTGCAACTACAGAAATACTTGTAAATAATACTACAAACTTTAGTACATTTGAAAATGTTGGTGTTGGCAGCACTAATCCTGGATATGTTTTGATTGGTCAAGAAATTATTTCATATGAAGGAACTACAGCAACTTCACTGACAAATATTACAAGGCAAATAGATCAAACATCTTCAGCATCATACACGGCAGGGTCCGCAGTGATGAAATATGAATTAAATGGCATATCTTTGAGAAGAATTAATAAGTCACACACTTTACAAGATGCAACAGTTTCGGATCCAATAGGTTTTGATTATTATAATGTAAAGATAGACACATCTCAAGATGGAAAAACAGATGCACTTCCTAATGGTCAAGTAGATAGAAGTGTTGGAACATCATTCCCTAAACTTTATATAAATCAGACAAAATCTACTGGTGGTGCCGATATTAAAGCAACTCAAAATATTCAGTATGAAATTATAAAACCAGTTGTTCAAACTCAATCATTAACTGGAACTACTTTAAAATCTAGAGTAAGAACTGTCAGTGGAACTAGTGTAGATGGGTCTGAAATTTCTTTTGTTGACAAAGGATTCCAAGAAATTTCATTGAATTCAAATAATTTCTTTGATTCTCCCAGATTAGTTTGCTCCGAGCAAAATGAAAATAACTTACTGTCAGCATTACCTGGTAATAAATCTTTCACACTATCTTTTGATTTAGCAACAACAAATCCATACCTATCACCAATGATTGATATGGATAGATCTGGGATGATATTTGTATCAAATAGAATTAATAGTAGAATTTCTGATTATGCAACTGATGAAAGAGTTGCTTCACTAGAAAATGACCCATCCTCATTTGTCTATGCCACAAAATCAATTGGACTTGAGGCTCCAGCAACTTCAATTAGATTGATTGTTGCTGCTTATGTAAACACTTCAAGTGATTTAAGGGCATTATATTCAATTCAAAACGATCCTAATGAAGATCCAATCTTCTATCCTTTCCCAGGATACAGTAATGTAAACAATTTGGGACAAACTATTGACGATTCACTAAGTGATGGAACCTCAAATACTAAAGTTCCAAAAACTGATACACTTGGATTTGACACAGATGATTTGGAATTTAAGGATTATGAATTTGCTGTCGATAATCTTGCAGAATTTAGATACTTTAGTATTAAGTTAATAGGGTCGTCAACAAATCAATCTTTCCCACCAAGAATTAGAGATCTTAGAGTTATAGCACTTGCTTGATATGGATTTTTATAGAGTAGAAGGACATTCTCATTTAATTAGAGATCAAAGAACTAATGCAATACTTAATACTAATATGACTGAATATAATAACTATATGAATTTGAAGAAGTTAAAGGAAAATGAAAATAAAAGGGTTGAAGTAATTGAAAGTGATCTTGCGATTGTCAAAGATGATTTAAATGAAATCAAAAATTTATTGAGGAGTTTCATAAATGAATCCAAATAATATTGAATTAGAAAATATGAATAAACTTTTTGAATATGAAAAACTTTCTAGAGATATAGATAGTATAGAAGATATTGAAACTTTGAGAAACTATGCAAAATCTTATATTAAATTATATCTAAAACAACAAGAAGTAATCTCTAATTTCTAATGGCATCACATACTCTCAACTTCGATCCAACTTCAGGTGTTGCTTATGGAGTAAATCTCGTAATTAATTGTGGTGCAAACTTTAAAGATAGTTTTACAGTAAAAACTGTATCTGGAGGGGCATTTAATTTCTCCGGTTGGACTGGTTCATCTCAGATGGCAAAGAGTGTTTCTGTTGGATCATCATCTTATGCAGTAGCATCATTTACAGTTGGTTTTACAAGTGCTGTCGGTGGAAAATTTGATATATCATTAGGATCTACACAAACAAGAAATTTAAAAGAAGGAAGATATGTTTACGATATTCTTGTTAGTTCAGGATCAACCACTTATAGAATAGTTGAAGGGAATATTTTAGTTAAACCAGGAATTTCTTCCGCACCATAAATACTTGGAGGATTAGAAAATAAATGGCACAACCATCTTCTAGACAAGAGCTTATTGATTATTGCAAAAGAAAACTGGGGGCACCAGTTCTGGAAATTAATGTTGCCGATGAGCAAATAGAGGATCTGGTTGATGATGCTGTTCAATTTTTTCAAGAAAGGCATTTTGATGGTGTAGCACAAACATATTTAAAATACAAAGTAACCGAAAATGACGTAAGTAGAGGAAGAGCACCAGGAGGGTCTCAACCAACTGTCGGAATAGTAACAACAACAGAGTCTACTACTATTGCAGGAACTGCGGTTACATTTTCATACCAAGAAAGTAGTAATTATCTACAAATACCACCATCAGTAATTGGTATTCAAAAAATATTTCACTTTGATGGATCAAATACAGTAACTAATAACATGTTCAGTGTGAAATATCAATTATTCCTTAATGACATATATTATTGGGGTTCAACCGAACTTTTAACATATGCGATGGTAAAAACATATCTTGAAGATATTGATTTTTTATTAACGACTCAAAAACAAATTAGATTTAATAAGAGACAAGATAGATTATATTTGGATATTGACTGGGGAAGTGTAACTGTTGGTGATTATCTTATAATTGACTGTTATAGAACATTGGATCCAAATGATTATTCTAGAGTTTGGAATGATTCTTTCTTAAAACCATATTTAACAGCATTAATCAAGCGACAATGGGGACAAAATCTAATTAAGTTTCAGGGTGTTAAACTTCCCGGAGGAATTGAGTTGAATGGAAGACAAATTTATGATGATGCCCAAAAAGAAATTGATATGATCATGGAAAAAATGTCAAATTCTTATGAACTTCCACCACTCGATATGATTGGGTAATATGCTTAATCCATTTTTTCTTCAAGGATCAAAGTCTGAACAATCATTAATTCAAGATCTGATTAATGAACAACTTCGCATGTATGGAGTTGAAATTTATTATATTCCAAGAAAATATTTAACTAAAAATACTGTTATAAAAGAAGTTATTCAATCTAAGTTTGATAATGCATATCCTATAGAGGCATATGTAGATACATATGATGGTTATGAGGGTCAGGGAACTATATTATCAAAATTTGGTGTTCAACCACTCAATGATTTAAACTTAATCATATCAAAGGAAAGATTTGAAACTTATATCTCACCATTAATTAAAAATTTGCCCAATATTGAATTATCAACAAGACCAAAGGAAGGGGATTTAATTTATTTTCCTTTGGGAGATAGAATTTTTGAAATTAAATTTGTAGAGCATGAAAAACCATTTTATCAACTCCAAAAAACTTATGTTTATGAATTGAGATGTGAACTCTTTAGATATGAGGATGAAGTAATAGATACTGGAATTGAAGAAATTGATGATAATGTAGATGATAAAGGTTATATTCAATCATTGACAATGGTTGGATCTGGAACTACAGCATCTGCTATTACTAGCATAGTTGATGGTGGTGTTAGATTCGTTACCGTAACTAATAGAGGAAATGGATACACCTCATCTCCTAGAGTTGCAATTTCTTCTGCCCCAACTGGAGGACTAACTGCTGTTGGTATTGCAACTCTTATTGGTGGACTTGTAGACTGCAATGGAAATACAGAAAATTTTAAGGTACAAGGTGTTGAAATAGTCAATCCCGGATATGGATATACAATTGCACCATCCGTAGCGTTCATTGGAGGTGGTGGTGCAGGTGCAGCAGCAACAGCAACAATTGGTAATGGAATAATAGGAATAATAACAGTAACATCTGGAGGATCTGGTTACGAATCTCCACCAGCAGTGACATTTAGTTCACCAACAGGAACTGGTGTAACTGCAACTGCACGATCTTATATTAATAATGCGGGTGTTGTTACATCAATTTATATTACCAATGCGGGTCTTGGATACACATCTACTCCAACAATTACAATATCTTCACCATTCTCAACTGGAAGTGGAGTTTTTATTTTAAATGAAACGGTGACTGGAAGTATTAGTTCTACAACAGCTTTAGTCAAGAGTTGGGATTCTTCAACAAATGTCCTAGGTGTTTCTAACATAAGTGGCACTTTTGTCAAAGGAGACGTTTTGGTTGGATCTAAATCTGGTGCTTCATATAAAGTCAGAATAATAACTACAGATGATATAAATGATCCATATGCTCAAAATGACGAAATAGAGTTAGAAGCAGATTCAATTATAGACTTTTCAGAATCCAATCCATTTGGAAACCCATAAATAATATATCTATTTTTTTGAAAAAATGTTTGAATATTTTTACCACGAAATACTTAGAAGAACTATTGTTTCGTTTGGTTCTTTATTCAATAATATTACAATAAAGCATACCAATTCATCTGATGAAGTGGTAAGTTCAATGAAGGTTCCTTTAGCATATGGACCAACGCAAAAGTTTCTTGCTAGACTAGAGCAAGTTCCAAATTTAAATTCTCCAGTTCAAATGACATTGCCAAGAATGTCTTTTGAATTTACGGGATTAAATTATGATCCGGGAAGAAAAGTAACAACAACACAAACTTTTTTATCTGCAGTTACAACTGATAAGACAAAACCAAGAAAGGCTTATATGCCAGTGCCATATAATATGTCATTTGAATTGAGTGTGATGACAAAACTCAATGATGATATGCTGCAAATAATAGAGCAAATATTGCCATATTTTCAACCAGCATACACTTTAAGTGTAGATTTGGTGGAAACAATTGGTGAAAAAAGAGATGTTCCTATTGTTTTAGAAGGAATATCAATGCAAGACGATTATGAAGGTGATTATTCAACTAGAAGAGCATTAATTTACACATTTAGGTTTACTGCAAAAACATATCTATTTGGACCCGTTTCGGACGTTACCAAAGATATTGTTCAAAAAGTTTCTATTGGATATATTGCTGGAGACAGAACAAATACACCAAGAAGAGAAGTATCATATTCTGTCGATCCAAGAGCAACAAAGAGTTACAGTAATAATGTTATTACAAACTTAAGTATTGACGTTACAAGTACCGATAACATAATTGAAGTAGTTAATGCATCCGGAATTTCCGTTGGTTCTTATTTGATTATAGATAATGAAGAACTTAAAGTATCTTCAATATCTGGAAATAAATTAACAGTCGATAGGGGAGTTGATTCAACTCAAGTATCTAATCATGTTTTAGGATCTTCTGTTAAACTAATAACTAGTGCTGATAACTTACTAATTGAATTTGGAGACGACTTTGGATTTGATGGAAACTTATGAAAATGACTAAAAAATTTGATGAATTGAATGACGCATTTAATGTTAGTGGAGATATAGTTTCTCGTGAGGTGGAAACTATTGAAGAAAAGGTAGAAAATATTGCGTCATCAATTTCAAACGATCTTAAGAAAGACTATGAATATACTAGAGGAAATTTGTACTCCATAATTGAAAAGGGGCAAGAGGCACTTAATGGTATTCTAGAACTTGCCCAAGAAAGTGAAATGCCAAGGGCTTATGAAGTTGCTGGACAATTGATTAAAAATGTTGCTGATGCTACAGATAAACTAATAGATCTCCAAAAGAAATTGAAAGATATTGATGAGCAAAAAGTTAAAGGTCCAACAAATGTTACTAATGCACTTTTTGTTGGTTCTACAGCAGAATTATCAAAATTATTAAAGAGCGGACTTACTGAAGATAATAAATAGTAAAAAGGGAGAGAAATCCCAAAGTACTATTGTTACTAATAAGATGTCAAAGGATGAATTACCTTCTATTGAGCAATATATCGGCAATGATAATTTGCCTTCAATAGATGATTTTTTAATTGAAGAAACGAAGCAGGAGTTACCTTCTGTTGAAGAATATATTGAGAAAGAAGAAATTGAAGAGGAAATTGATGATTATCCAGTCGCAGAGGAAACTGGATCATCTGTAGATCTTACTGAGATTATTCGTCTTATCAATGATGTAAGGCAAGATATTCCAGAAATCCCAGAAATAAAATATTACGACTCAGAACTTGAAAGGTTATGTGAAATTGTAGATCAAGTAAGATCAGAAATTCCAAATATTCCTGAAGTAAAGTATTATGATAAAGAAATTGAAGTTGTATGTGAGCAAATTGACGATTTGAGAAATCTGATATCCAAATCTATATCAGATTTGCCAGAAGTAAAATACTATGATGATCAATTATCATTATTAGAAGAAAAAATTGGAAATATTGCGGAGGACGTTTCTAATTTTCCCGAACCAAAATATTATGATGCTGACCTAAGATCAATTAAAGAAGAGATTGAAAAAGTTAGATCTGAAATTCCAGTTTTTCCAAAGTGGATTAATGAAGTAAATGAAGTCCCAGATTTTTCTTGGATTGGAAAAACATTTAGTGTTATTGATGATGATTTTATTAAGGTCAATGATACTATTGAAACTATTCGTGAAAGAATTGAAATAAACATTAGAGATGTTGTAGAAGAAAACGAAACTAGACATTTTGAGAATAAAGTTAAATTCGAAACTAAACTTCAAAATCTTGATGAAAAATATCAAGAAGTAAAAGATAGAATTTGGAAAGAACTTAGAGAGTCATCTCTTAAAATTTGGGAATATCATAAGGAATTTAAAGATGATGATCGAAAGTTAAAAAAACAAATTACTAATGAGTATAACTCACTTAAGAATAATTTAGAAGAAAAACTAAAAGAATTTAATAATAACAGTATTAAAACAGATCAAGTTCTTTTAAATTATTTTGAAAGTCTTAAAGAAGAAGTTTCTAGTCTTCCTGAAGTCAAATATTATGATGAAGATATTAGGTACGTAAAAGAAGACATTAAAGATCTTTATGATCTTGTGCGAACGATTAAGTCTGAGCAAATATCGTTAAAGGAAAATTTGGAGGAAAATCTTTTAAGAGAACCCCCAGATAAAGAAGAGTCTATTGGATCTTCTCCAGATCCATTGACTCCAATGGATAAAAAATTTGCAACCTTAGATGATCTTGCAAATCACTATAGAATTTTTATTAATAGAATTCAAACCCAATTAT